CGTGAAGTTTACAATAAAGTATGCGATTTAATTAGAGACAAATCATTTGATTTCGTAGTGGGTCATAGTATGGGCGGGTGCTTATTAACGCGGTATATTTTCGAACATGACATTTCAAAATTTCAAAAGGTTGTGTTGTTGATGCCGCTTATATATAAGGAACCGAATATACAATTATTGTGTAATATGCCATTTGTAAAACATTTGCATTTACCGAAATTGATGATCTATCCTGAAAACAAATTGTGGAACGAAGGAAACATTATGAATGATACACAACTATGTAAGCTAATCCCAGTAAGTCAAATTGCAGATTGTTACAATCATTTGTTGCTAACAGACGAACAAATATCTAAAACACTCAACAAAAACAAAAATTGTATTTTGTTTTATGCGTCCCAAGAAAGCTTTGTTACTATAAATCCAGGTGTTTTAGACAAAATCAAAAATAAAATTATAGTCGAAGGGAAACACGAATGTTTCAATGAGATTGACAATTCATATGCATTTTTTAAGTTATTTAAAAAAGAATTCGCTTAAAGATTTTATTTTATTTTATCTATGTCTCACAATATAGATAAAATATATTACATTAATTTGAATAAGCGGACAGATCGAAGAGAACAAATTGAAAAAGAATTGGATTCGTTCGGCCTCAAATACGAGAGATTCGAGGCAATTGAAACACCTGGGTTTGGTATTTACGGTTGCGGTTTGTCTCATTTGAGTGTAATCAAAAATGCAAAGTTGAACAATTATGCAAATGTCCTTATATTGGAGGATGATTTTACATTCTTGGTTTCGAAAGAAGAATTCGAACAAAAGTTGTCATCGTTTTTTGAACTGAAACTAGATTACGATGTCTTGATGATGTCCTACAATTTAATTCAAAAAGAAGAAACAAACAATCGTTTATTGATCAAGGTATTGGAGGCACAAACGGCATCTGGATACATCATTGACAAACGATACTATGACACGATTATCGATTTGTATGAATGGGCCATGCCGTTATTAAACGAAACAAAACAACATTGGATTTATAGCAACGATCAAGTGTGGAAAGGATTACAAGCAAAGGACGAATGGTATTGTTTCACAGAGAGGATTGGAAAACAAATGGCAGGATACAGTGACAATGCGCAACAGTTTTTTGATTATAGTATGTAATACTTCAAATGGTCCAAAATTACGACTCAACCGAATAAAAATATCCGTCGATAACACTTTTGTTTTTGATACTTCTGCTCATTTTTGATGCACACCTGTTTTCATTTGTCGCTGCTTTTACAATGGTGTCCCATGAATTGATAACTTGATTCGTGATCACACACACTTTGTTCACTCGTTTGCCCGTAGATGACGTGATCTTATGTTGATATTCATCATCCTCTTTCAATGACAAACCGTAATACCCTTCGTTGCTCGCATTGGTAATCCAAACAGTCCCCTTTTGGACGTATTGCGACGAATTCAAATACTCTTTTATTTCTCTCATGTCGTCATCTTTCACATCCTTGTTCAACTTCTTCTTCCATCGTTGATACTCACTTATCAGCGTTGAATTGAGTATCTTTCCCGTCGGCGAAAAACGACAAACATTGAAAATAAATGTTTCCGCGTCACATGATATATCATTGACCCTTTTGTATTCGATCGGTGTTAATTTGACACCCGCATATCCGTGAACGATTTGATTCTTGTCTTGTTTTTGCAGTCGCTTCGGTCGAAATCGTGTATCTAGATATTCCTTGAATAAATGGAATGTCTCCTTGGATGGCTTCATTCTGTTCCAAATCCTAAATTGTCCTTCCATGTTTGTAGATGATTCTTCCACATCATTGCGAACGATACAACATTCATTGATGAATTCGGCGAACCGTTTACTTTGATCGTCTTCAACAACAGGTTCTGTTACTTGATCCTGTTTAGCAATGACAAGTTGTTTTGTCAGATCTTCGATTTTCAATTTCATCTCTTCTTCAAGTAAAACGAGCTTTAGATTGGCAGATGTCAATTCGTCGATTTTCATTCGTGTCATTACTGCTTCAGACTCAAGTTCATCGTTGTGCTTCAACAATACATTGAAATTATCAATACTGTATTGTTTGCTTTTGATCACCTCCTTGATGTAATAAGACAAATTATTTATTGTGAATGTCGTCTCATCATAAGCAATGATTTCCTTGTATACCTTATCTTTTACGGTGATTTGGCGAAGTTGTTTCTTGATTTTCGGGTGACTTTTGATTAAATTCTCGATTTCGATTTTATTTTGCACTTTGAAGGCTGTCACCAATACGAAGTTGTCGAACTTCCCGCGATGATTGTAGACCCTCGATTGAAGATCGTTGGTCTGTCCAAATTTGATATGTTTCTCTCCTTGTCCAGGGTTATCAATTGTTCCAAAATACACACATTCAGTGTTCTTGGGGAATTGATTGATGGTTGCTTGTTCGACATCCTTTTTTATTTGTTGTTTTTCTTGTTCGGCGGTTTTTTGGATTCCCATGATAATGTTGTCCTTTTGTTCGAGTTGTAACTTGAGTTCGTCGCTTTCTTCTTGAACAACTTTGTGAATAATTTCTTCCATTTTCAAATAATAATCGTGAATTTCATCCGCCTTCTTTGTTCCGGCTTTCAAGCACAACGATTTGAAGGTCTTGATATTTAACATGATTATTTCTTTGTTATGACCACCCCGACCCTTTTTTGCTCCTGAAGCTTCATGGGCAACTGTTTGATTAACCTGTTGGTTAAGCAAGTTTGTATTTGTTTGCTCCCCCGCAAAGGGGAGCAAAACTTTATAGTCCTTATCAATAACAAAATTTTGTTCTAATATTCGTTTTGCGCCGTATTTTTGATTAAAATCCAACCATTTCCATACATGATCCAAATCAATGACAAAATCATTTTTCTGGTCACAATTCAAATAACAATAAAAGCTCGAAACAAATAATTGTTGCTCGAAATTTGTGAACCCCTCTTTAATTTTTGTCAATAATTTGCCATTATATGTGCTCGATAACTTGGTTATCGGGTTATTCTCAATGAGTTCAACAATGTTTAATGATGAATCCATTATAGTTTACAATAGAAGGATGTCTTTATATTGTATTTTATTTAATTGTTTTTGCTTTTATAACCAAAACCAATCTACCCAAAATATTGCTTTACCCAAATGTAGAGTAAGACAAAATTTTGGTTAAACTTTTCCAAAAAGTTTATGATTACCATTTTGTAGCCTTTTTCACGCTAATTTTCGGCCCAGAACCTCTCTTTTTCACGTTCCCAGGATCATATTTCTCATCTTCGTCATCGGAGTTGTATCCTTTCGACAATTCCCAGAACTCTTTAGAGCCTAATTTGAAGTCATTGTGGTTGTCGGCCTTATACCAAAACACCTGATCTTGTAATTTGTTCGATTTCGAGTTGTTGTTTATCACTAGGCATTCATAATTCTCGGTGCATTGGTCCATGACCTGACAAAAGGACTCAAATGTGGGAAACATTCCGGCATAATTGTCGTAGATGCGTTTTCGATTTGCTATGTAGGGCTCTCTTAGAATAAAAACGTAATCAATATTAGTCCTTAATACAGGTGGGACTCCTAACGGATATTGCATAGTTATGATTAGCATGATCTTCCAATGACGTCCATTCATGAAGAGCAATCTCATCATTTTGTCTCTCGCCCACGAATCGTCATACAGGCAATCATCCAAAATAACAAATGCACGAGGATCAATGGTGCTTCGTTTGTAGGTATCGATTTCCTTCTTGATTTGTTTCAAGACTGTTTTTTGTCTTTTCAAAATATTTTCTATGATTGCGGTATTGTATTCATTGTGAATGAACAATTTCGGCACCATTTTGCCGTAAAAACCATTGCCTTCTTCGGTCCCTGATATGACTGTGCCAATTGGTATTTCTTGGTGATAATAAAGCAGGTCCCGAACGAGGAAACTCTTACCCGTATCACGTCTTCCAATGAGGACGACGACTGGACCTTTCGATTCATTCGGCTTGAAACTGATGTTTTTCATGTCAAACTTTTTTAATTCAAGAGACGCCATTGATAACATGAACGAACATTTTAAATTGTTCAATAAACCGCATTCTAATGTATGAAACATAAGTTAAAAACGCAGAGAATTTATATTTTTAAAGGCTAATGGCGAATGTTGTGAATTACCAAAAAAGAAGAAATGTCGAACTTTTCAAAAGTTTAGAAGATCCAGACTCTTTGTATCTTTCTAAAATGCAAAATTATATACCGATCTACAATCGATTTTTTTCGCTGAATGAAACTAACTTCAATCATGTGAACTTGAATCATAAATGGTATATTTTAAATGTAAAAAACAAGGGTTCATTGTG